ATTTTTATCGTCTTTGGCACGATGCTGAAAGAGGAAAGAATGAGTATATCCCCACAGATGTTCATTGGTCAGAAGTTCCAGGTAGAGATGATAAATGGAAAAAGCAGACAATTGCTAACACTTCTGAGCAACAGTTTAAAGTTGAGTTCTGCTGTGAGTTCCTTGGTTCTGTTGATACACTAATTGCACCATCTAAACTTAAGACATTAGTCTATGAAAATCCAATTAAAAGAAATGCTGGACTAGATATCTTTGAACCAGTTAAAGAGGAACATGATTATATTATTACTGTTGACGTTGCCAGAGGAGTTGGTGGAGACTACTCTGCCTTTGTAGTTGTGGACATCACAACATTTCCACACAGATTGGTTGGAAAATATAGGGACAATGAAATCAAACCGATGTTGTTTCCAAGTGTTATCTATGAGGTGGCAAAGAATTACAATGAAGCCTTTATCCTCTGTGAGGTCAACGACGTTGGAGACCAGGTGGCCAGTATTCTCCAATATGATCTAGAGTATCAAAACCTACTAATGTGTTCTATGAGGGGTAGAGCAGGTCAAATTGTTGGACAGGGTTTCTCTGGTAAGAAGACACAATTGGGTGTTAAGATGTCCAAGACTGTGAAAAAGGTTGGGTCACTCAATCTTAAGACAATGATTGAGGAGGACAAACTTATCCTCTGGGATTATGAGATTATTTCTGAGTTGACCACATTCATTCAAAAAAATAATTCCTTTGAAGCGGAAGAAGGTTGTAATGATGATCTTGCAATGTGTCTGGTTATCTATGCATGGATGGTTGCACAGGATTATTTCAAAGAACTTACTGATCAGGATGTTAGAAAGAGATTATATGAAGATCAGAAGAATCAGATCGAACAAGATATGGCACCATTTGGATTCTTAGATGATGGTTTTACTGATGAAAGTTTTGTAGATGGTGATGGTGATAGATGGTATACAAAGAGTGATCAATATGACGAGTATGGAACTACTGGTGGTGGTTGGGAACTATGGAATTATTGATGGATTTAGATGGTCAGATTAAACTTGGTCACTTACTTCTGAATGATAGGAAGTGTAGAACCTGTGGTGAAACAAAGAATTTGATAGAAGGTTTCTATAGAACCAGAAAGGATAGAGGACCAGTTGCATCATCATATTCTTATGACTGTAAAGAGTGTACTAAGAAAAGAATGAGTGAATTTAGAAAACTAAAGAAAGATAAACCAGACTTACCATATTGGCCAGTTCCAAGAATAAAGGACATATATCCAGATTGGTAGATTGTTCACGTCATAGTTCCCCACTGAAAACCCCCAAATTCATAAATATTTTTAGATAAACTGAGATCACGGAGAAAAAAATGGCGACTCCTCAATTATCTCCAGGCTTAATTGTCAGAGAAGTTGACTTAACCGTAGGAAGAGCTGAGAACGTTCTTGATAATATCGGTGCAATTGCTGGTCCCTTTGAAATTGGACCTGTAAATGAAGCAATAGATATCACAACAGAACAGGAATTAATCAACACATTCGGTAAGCCTCTTTCTACTGACAGACAGTATGAGTATTGGATGACCGCATCATCGTATCTGTCATATGGTGGTGTATTAAAAGTTGTAAGAGCTGCTGGTACAGACTTAGCAAACGCTAATGCTGGGGTTAGTTCTGTTTCAGCTACAATGAAGGAAGACGAAAGAATTGATAATTACGACGATTATCAAGCTAACTTTACTAGTTCAACAGTCTTTAGTTATGCAGCAAAGAACCCTGGTAAATGGGCCAACAATTTAAAGGTTTGTGTCATCGATGATGCTGCTGACCAAACAATCGGAATCGCCACAACTAATCCCGGAGCCCTTGGGGCAATCATTGGTTATGGTGTTACCGCAACTCTGGATGGAGTTGTCATCCCTGGCGCTGGTGTTACTACTACTTACAGTGGTTACCTAAAAGGGATCATTACTGGTGTTGGTACAGATATTTCTGGTACTAATAGTACAATTGATGTTAAGATTACTTCCAGAGTAAGTGGTAGTACTGAGACTCCAATCACATATCAACAAAGTAATGAGGCAGCTTCTTTTGAAAATAATGGTACAATCAACTTTGTCACTAATGCTGGTATCAACACTGGTATCGCATCAGCGACAGAAACTACTGACTGGTATGATGAACAGACTCTTGGATTGACCAATTCCACAATATACTGGAAGTCAGTCGCACCAAGACCTGTAACAGGAAATTATGTTTCACAAAGAAGTGGTAAGAATGATGGTATACACGTTGTAGTTGTTGATGATACTGGTAGTGTAACAGGTATTCAAGGAAACATTCTTGAGAAGTTCTTGAGTCTTTCTAAGGCTTTAGATGCAACTGCTGATGGTGATACACCTACCAAATCTTACTACAAGAGGTATGTTGCTGACAATTCAGCATATATTTACGCTGGTAAGAACCCTTCACAAGAAGCAGACAGTTATTGGGGTACTGAACCACTTGCATGTGGTTTCTCGTCAGATTTTACTGCAAATACAATTGCACAAGGTTTATGGGGACAAAATGCACAGGGAATTACTTATAGTTCGATTGGTGCAGTAACTTATAATTTTAAAGGTGGTGTAGGCTACACTACCACTGCTGAAATGCAAACCACTCTTGGTGATCTAAACACTGCATATGACCTCTTTTCAAATAGAGATGAAATCGAAGTAGATTACATCATTATGGGTCCTGGTTGTGAAACAGAATTTCAAACGCAAGCAAAGGCAAACAAGTGTATCTCAATTGCTGAATCGAGAAAGGACTGTGTTGCTACTATTTCGCCTCACAGAGCAAATATTGTTAATGTTGTAAATAAAACAACCGCAACAACAAATCTCTTAAAATTCTATTCACCGATTACTTCTTCGTCATATGCAATATTTGATAGTGGTTATAAGTACACTTACGATAGATTTAATAACGAGTTTAGATACATTCCATGTAATGGAGACGTTGCTGGTCTGATGACCCGTACAAACCTTGTTGCTTATCCTTGGTTCTCACCCGCAGGACAACAAAGAGGCACTTTGAACAATGCTATCAAGTTGGCATATAATCCAACTAAGGCACAGAGAGATCAACTTTATCCTGCAAGAATTAACTCTATTATCAATCAAAAGGGTAGTGGAATTATCCTCTACGGTGATAAGACTGGTCTTGGTTACGCTTCTGCATTCGATAGAATCAACGTAAGAAGATTGTTCCTTACAGTTGAACAGGCTCTTGAAGGAGCTGCAAATGCCCAACTTTTTGAACTTAATGATATTAACACAAGGTCGAATTTTGTTAACATCGTCGAACCTTACCTGAGAGATGTTCAGGCTAAGAGAGGAGTTTACGACTTCTTGATTGTTTGCGATGATACCAACAATACTCCTGATGTAATTGATAACAATGAGTTTAGGGCAGACATCTACCTGAAACCAACTAAATCAATTAATTTTGTTACCCTCACATTCGTCGCTACAAGAACTGGAGTCCAGTTCTCTGAAGTTGCTGGTCGTGGCTGATCATTAAAAATAATAACCATTTAACAAAGGAGTATTAAGAAAATGGCTGATGTAAAAACCATTTCTCAATTTAAATCAAAATTGGCGGGTGGTGCAGCTCGCCCCAATCTATTTGAAGTCTCTATTCCCTCATTTCCATTAGGAGTCTCTGAGGCTTGGAATTCGGGTGATAACGCTGAGAACGGAACTTTCAAGTTCATGTGTAAAGCCTCTAACCTTCCTGCTTCAACAGTTGCACCTATTACAGTTCCTTTCAGGGGTAGAAACTTGAAAGTTGCTGGTGATAAGACCTTCGCCGATTGGACGGTCACAGTTATCAATGATGAGGATTTCAGACTTAGAACTGCATTTGAAAAGTGGTCTAATATCCTTAGTAAGTTGGATGATAACACTGGTGTTACCAACCCATCTTCTTATATGACTGATGCATATGTTCAACAACTTGGTAGAGGTGTAGAGAAGTTCTCCGCTGCAAATACTGGTGGTGATAGTGCTGTTCTTAGAACTTATAAGTTCTATGATATCTGGCCAAATGATATTAGTGCAATTGCATTGAGTTATGATTCAACTAATGCGATTGAAGAATTCACTGTAACCTTCCAAGTTCAGTACTTCACCGTTGGTGATTCTCTAGAATCCAACGTTGGTTCTGTTTCTGAGGAACCAATTCGTTGATAAATACTAGAACAGAAGTTCCTAGTCAATAATAATGGCGAGATTATTTGGTTTCTCAATTGAAGATAATGAAAAAGCTCTGCCTGGTGTAGTATCTCCAGTTCCACCATCTACCGATGATGGTTCTGAACACTATGTCAGTTCAGGGTTTTTTGGTTCCTATGTAGATATTGAAGGAACATATAAGACTGAAAATGATCTTATTCGTAGATATAGAAGTATGGCACTATATCCTGAGTGTGATAGTGCGATCGAAGATATTGTAAATGAAGCAATAGTTTCTGATAGTAATGATACTCCTGTTCAGATTGAACTTTCTAATCTGAATGCTAGTGATGGTATCAAAAAGAAAATTAGAGAGGAGTTTAAGTATATTCTTGAGTTACTTGATTTTGACAAGAAGGCTCATGAGATTTTCCGTAACTGGTATATTGACGGAAGACTCTATTATAATAAAGTAATTGATACAAAAAAACCTCAGGATGGTATCAAGGAACTGAGATATATTGATTCTTCCAAGATGAAATATGTCAGACAGTTGAAGAAAAAAGGTAAGAATAGTCTTCAATCTGCCCAAAATCAATTGATTTTGCAAAATCAACTTACAAGTAGTGAAGGAACTGGATACGATTTTCCTGAAATTGAAGAATATTTCATCTATACACCAGGTCAAATGGGATCTGGTAGTGGAACTCAGACTACCTCTTATGGAAGCGGTGGAGTAAAAGGTGTCAAGATGACCAAAGATTCTGTTACCTACTGTACTTCTGGATTGGTAGATAGAAATAAGGGATCAACTCTTTCTTGGCTACATAAATCAATTAAACCTCTCAATCAATTGATGATGATTGAGGATTCACTTGTCATTTATCGTCTTTCCAGAGCACCTGAAAGAAGAATCTTTTACATTGATGTTGGAAATCTTCCTAAGATGAAGGCAGAACAATATCTTCGTGATGTTATGATGCGTTATCGTAACAAACTGGTGTATAATGCGGATACTGGTGAGATCAAGGACGACAAAAAGTTTATGTCTATGATGGAAGACTTTTGGCTTCCTAGACGTGAAGGTGGTCGTGGTACTGAGATTACTACATTACCTGGTGGGCAGAACCTTGGTGAAATTACTGATATCAACTATTTCCAAAGAAAACTTTACAGAGCTTTAAACGTTCCTGAAACTAGAATCGAAGGTGAAGGATCTGGTATGTCATTGGGACGTTCTTCTGAAATTCTTAGAGATGAAGTCAAGTTCTCTAAGTTTGTTGGAAGAATGAGAAAGAGATTCTCCGCAATGTTTAGTGATATATTGAAGACTCAATTGATTCTAAAGAACATTATCACTCCTGAAGATTGGGGATACATGAGTGATCATATTCAATATGATTACTTGTATGACAACCACTTTGCAGAATTAAAGGAAGCAGAACTTCTGACTGAAAGAATGAATCTTCTTCAGACTGTTGAACCTTATATTGGTAGGTTCTATTCACAGGATTATGTGAGAAGAAATATTCTCCAACAGACTGACAGTGAGATTATTGAACAAGATACTCTTATTGAAAAGGAAATCGAGAACGGTATCATTCCTGACCCTAATGCAATGGTAGATCCTATGGCCATGGAAGGTGGTGGTATGCCAGTTCCTGGTCAACCTAAAGAACCGGCCGATCCAATTCAGGCACCTCCAATTCCTAAGGACCCAGATATGAGTGGTCAGGGAGTAATCTAAATAACAACGTAATAATATGTTTAAACTATGGATGATCTTATGGACCTTTTGGTAACGGACGGAAGTTCTTCTCAAATTAGTGATCAAATTAAGGATATTCTTTTTGCAAAAAGTGCAGAGAATATTGAAACAATTAGACCAAATGTTGCGGCATCAATTTTTGATGGTGATGTAAATCTTGATGCATCAAATGAAACAGATACTAATTTTGATTCTGATGTAGGGGGTTGAACCTAATGTCTCATGAGTTAGAAGTATAAGAAGAATAAATAACTAATATATAACAATTGTAATTAAAGATAATGGCTGCAACTAGATCAGTAGGGGTTAATACGACCTTTTCCACTAGCACGTCTTCAACACAGACAGGAATTTTTGCAAAACAATCTGATACCTTAAGAGTTGTTGCGGAAGGTGCTGGTGTTCATGTTGCAATTGGTACTAATCCAACGGCAACAGTTGATAATTATTATGTTCACACTCTTGATAGTTCAAGAATTTCTCTTGGTTCTGTAACAACTCAAAGAGTTGTTGGTATTACAACAGGAGTTAAAACGACTTTAAATTTACCAGAAGGAACGTCATCACCTTTTGTTGTTGGTGACGCAGTTTCACTTACTGTTGATGGGGTTTCCAATTTCAATTTTGAACACAAAATTGTAAGTGAGGTTAATAATTACTCTCGACGTGATGGATATACTACTGCGAGAGTTGTAGTTAATCATGATTCTAGTTCTGTTACAGACGTTTATAATGAGAACAACTGGGCCCAACTTAGAGAGTCATTTAAGGTTGCGGTTAAAACAGAAAGTGGAACTGGTAAGGTCTTTATTCAACAAGTACAAGTATCCTGAGAAAACAAATGCAACTCATCAGAGAAGAAATCGAATCAGTAGATTTTATCGTTGAAGAACGTAACGGTAAAAAGAATATGTACATTGAAGGTGTTTTCCTTCAAGGAGATATTAAAAATAGAAATGGTCGTATGTATCCCATGGAGTGCCTGAGAAGGGAAGTCCAAAGATATTCAGAAAACCATGTAATGTCTGGTCGTGCTCTTGGAGAACTAGGTCATCCAGAAGGTCCTACTGTCAACCTTGATAGAGTATCACACAAAATTATTTCTCTTAAGGAGAACGGAACGAATTTCATTGGTAAGGCAAAGATCCTTTCTACCCCTATGGGTAAAATTGCAGAGTCACTTATCAGTGAAGGTGTGAAGCTTGGTGTTTCTTCTAGAGGCATTGGTTCACTCAAGCAAACAAGAGAAGGTGTAAATATTGTTGGTGACGACTTCATGTTGTCAACAGCAGCTGATATTGTCGCCGATCCTTCTGCACCTGATGCTTTTGTTGAAGGTATTATGGAAGGTAGAAATTGGGTATGGGATGGTGGTATCCTTAGGGAGCAACAAGCCGCCAAAACATATAAGCAAATTAATACATTGGTTACCCAAAATCAGTTGGATGAACAGAAACTTAACCTGTTCAACGACTTTTTAAACAATTTGTGATAAAACTAACAAATTATAAATAAATATAGATTAATTAAGGTTAATTCGGAGAAAGTTCAAATGTCCCGTGGAGACTTACAAGAAATGGAGCAATCTAAGACTGCTGTGAATGCCAACGCCGCACCAGCACAGCCAATTGAAAAATTACCTGGCGCTTCTTATGAAGACTTAGGTGGTCCTACCCCTGAGAATTACAGTCCTACTGACAATTCTGCAAAGCTCAAAGAGCCTAATATTGCTACTGTAAAAGATGTAGTTAATTCTAAAGCTGCAAAAGCTGACGCAATGAAGAGTACGGCCAAAGAAGAAGTTGCAACAGAAGAGGAGGTTCTTGAAGAGGACCAAGTCGGTACTGATGAGGTTGTTGCAGAATATGATGTCGAAGAAGATGTTAATGCCCTTCTTGGTGGCGAAGAACTCTCCGAAGAATTTAGAGAAAAGGCCAAAATTATTTTTGAAGCAGCCCTGACCTCTAAGGTTAAGGGAATCCAGGAATCCCTGGAAACACAATACACAGAGGCACTTGCCGAAGAAGCACAAGCTCAAAAGGCTGAACTTCAAGAGCGTGTTGATTCCTATCTTGAGTATGTTGCTCAAGAATGGATGTCTGAAAATCAACTCGCTATTGAGCATGGTCTACAGACTGAAATGACTGAATCATTCCTTGCAGGAATGAAGGGTCTTTTTGAAGAACATTATGTAACTATTCCTGAAGATAAATATGATGTACTTGAGAGTATGGTAGAAAAACTAGATGATATGGAGACAAAACTCAACGAGCAGATTGAGAAGAACATCTCCCTTAACGGTCGTCTCGCAGAGTCGGTTGCTGATGGAATCCTAGATTCCGTTTCAGAGGGTCTTGCATCAACTCAGAAAGAGAAGCTCGCTTCACTTGCCGAAAGTGTTGAGTTTGAAAGTGAAGAAGAATATCGTGAAAAGCTGGAGACTCTGAAGGAGTCATACTTCTCCAGAACTACTGCAGCAAAATCAGAATCCCCACAAACAATTTCTGAAGGTGTGGATACAACCCAGGATCCTTCTACAGGGTCTATGGATGCCTACCTCAAAACGTTGGGCGCATTCAAAAAGTGAATTTAACATCAATTCAAACAAAACTGTAAAACTATTAGGTAAAGCAAATGTTCCAATCTGAACATCTGCAGGAAAAGTGGAGTCCACTTCTCGATTATGAAGGTCTTGATCCAATCAAGGATTCACATCGTAGAAGCGTAACCGCAGTCCTGCTCGAGAACCAAGAAAAATTCCTCCGTGAGGAGCAAGCATTCAGTCAGGGTATCAACCTGATGGAAGCTCCCACTAACGCTGCTGGATCTAATCCTGCTGGTTTTAGTGGTGCTGCCACTCCAGGTGGTCCTGTTGCTGGTTTCGACCCCGTTCTGATCTCATTGATCAGACGTTCAATGCCTAACCTGGTCGCATATGACCTGGCTGGTGTTCAACCAATGTCTGGCCCTACTGGACTCATCTTCGCGATGCGTTCCCGTTACTCTGAAAGAGGCGATGGTCAAGATGGTGCTGAAGCACTGTTCAACG